CAGCGCAAAACAAACACGACAGTTTAATGAACCTCAAAAATGCCGAGGTAAAAAGATTAGAAAAAGCACTTGACAAAGCTACAAAACCAGATTATAGCAGATTTTGGTTTGTGGGTGGCTTTGTAGCAGGCGTTGGTCTATCCATCGGTATTTTTTACGCAGCAGCACAGGCGGGAAAATAATGTCGTTTAAGTACAGCCCACAGCAACTATTCAATAAAATATCTGGTTCGCTTGCGGCTGGCTCTAACGTTACTTTATCCAGTGATGGGAATACAATAACTATTTCCTCCACAGGTGGTGGAGGTGGTGGTTCCTCAACAAACGCATTTGCCACAGCCTCCGTTTCAGGACAAAGCGATATTATTGCAAACTCAACCACGGGCTCTATCACATTTGCTGCTGGTTCTGGCATTACACTTACAACTAACGCAAGCACAGACACTCTAACTATTGCCTCATCTGGTGGTGGTGGAGGCTCAACATATAGTCAATGGGATGCAATGGCTCCTCCCGCTACAGCCAACGCTCTTGATGATGAGTTCACAGGCTCTCTTACGGGGTGGTCTACTTGGAACCCAGGTAGCGTCACATTTTCAGCCCAAACTAAAACAGACCAACAAATGCTTGTTTTAGACTGCGCCACAGTCCCAGGCGACAGACTTGTTGGTATTTATAAGTCGGCACCAACAAATCCTGGCAGAGACTACACATATGCTTTTTGGTCAAAGGTAAGCTGGGTCTCTCTTGATGTCAGCGACTATCCAAATGTTGGTATTTTTATTGCAGAAGATATTGCCGAGAGCCCAACAACCGCAAAGGCATGGAACTGTGTTATTGCTCGTGAGGGAAGTCGCTTTCAAGCCAGAGCACAAGCATGGAACAACTACACTTGGTTCAATGGAGCAAGTGCTAATGACATTTACAGGTCGTTTTCTTATTTGAGAATCCGCGTTTCGTATAACAACAGCACAAACACAACAACCTATAACTTTGACCACTCAGGCGACGGCGTTGGTTGGTATCAACTAGTTGAAAGAACTTATGCTGGTGAGTTGCCCTACATTGGTTTTATAATGAACAACGTCTACGGCTCAGATAACATACAAGGATGGTGCGACTTTTTCAGAGTTTATGACGACTACGAGTTCTACTACCCACCATCTGGCTCATTGGTTGAGCGCACCCTAGCATAAGAGGTAAAATGAAAGACCAAAATTATGTTGCAAAGATAGAAAAAGCTATTAAAGACAAATACGGCGAAAAAGCCATCCACAACCCACGCTCAGGTTGGGACAAAGAAAAGGAGGAAGAATACCTCCGAGAACTCAAAAAAATAAATGAAAAACACTTCGCTCAAGAGGAACTACAAGAGAAGGTAGAGCAGGAAGGTGTTTTATTAAGCAAAAAACTACTTATGAAGAGTGGCAACGCTTCTTGTCCTCAATGCAACAAATACAACCTCACCGCTCGTGATGAAATATTTGTTTTACGTTGGGAGTGCTGTGAAACCTGCCACATAAAATATGTCGAAGGGCGTGAAGAACGCTGGCGACAAGGTTGGAGACCAAATAATGGCTAACGCAGAATTACAAGTTTTAAAAGACCTCTCAGTGGCAGCAGGACAACTATACGACGGTGCAGTCGATTCAAAGGGTGAACCAGTTGACTTGGGTCTAAAAAGAGACTCACTACCAAACACAAACCGTAAGCAGTTCGACGCTGGTAAGGTTCGTTTCGCTGGTGATAAGGTTGTTGTTTCATACGAGGCAGAGATTACACTCAAAGATGTGCATAAAAATGGCATCAATGGTTTCCAAAACGAAATGGACGACATGATCCAAAAGCTGGTTGATGGTCTCAAAAAGAACTACCGCGCACAAGCTGGCAAGTCCATTACACTAACAGCCGAAGGTGACGGTGCCAAGGTTGATGTAGAATATGTCTCACGTTACCGCACACTCGTTCATGCTGTTCGCAGCTACAAAATCGCTGGTCTCTCCGAGGTTGTAGCCGCAACTGGCGCAGAAGTAAACAAGCGCGAGATGGCTGATACCTACAAGAAGTTCTTGGAGCAGGGTGGTTTTGGCAAACGTCCAAAGAATGATACCCGTCCTAACAATGCTTAATGTCTTATCAACTAAACAAACAGCAGAAAGTCCAAGAAATACTCAGAGCGGGTAAAGACCCCGTTTATTTTATTAAAAACTATTGTAAGATTTCTCACCCTATGAAGGGTTTGATTCCGTTCAAGCTTTATCCTTTTCAGGAAGAAGCTATTCGGGACTTCAACGATTATCGTTTCAACGTTATTCTCAAAGCACGTCAGTTGGGTATTTCAACCACAGCCGCTGCTTACATCTCTTGGATGCTTCTTTTCCACAGAGATAAAAACGTTCTCGTGGTTGCAACAAAACTTGCAACAGCAGCAAACCTCGTAAAGAAAGTAAAGTCCATTTTCAAGAACCTTCCTGATTGGATGATGATTTCAAAAATCACCATCGACAACAGAACTTCTTTTGAGTTGGCTAACGGCTCACAAATTAAAGCATCCTCAACATCAGGTGACGCAGGTCGTTCAGAAGCCTTGACCCTCTTAGTAGTGGATGAGGCTGCATTCGTTGATGGCATGGACGAGATGTGGGCTGGTCTTTACCCAACGCTATCCACTGGTGGTCGTTGCATTTCACTTTCCTCTCCAAATGGCGTAGGCAACTGGTTTCACAAAACCTACACAGAAGCCGAGGAAGGAAAAAATGATTTCAACCCAATAAGACTTCCTTGGGAAGTCCACCCAGATAGAGACCAAGAATGGTTTGAAAAAGAAACCCGCAACATGTCTCGCCGTGAAATTGCACAAGAGTTGGAGTGCTCCTTCAACCAATCCGGCGAAGGTGTTTTCCACCCAGAAGACATGGAAGCAATAAGAACTTCACTGGTAGAACCAACACACAAAACAGGCATGGACCGCAACTTCTGGATATGGGAAGGATACCAAGAAGGCGCAGAATACCTACTCGTAGGCGACGTTGCCCGTGGCGACGGTAAGGACCACTCTGCGTTCCACATCTGGCGTCTCGATACTTTTGAGCAAGTAGCAGAATACCAAGGCAAACCAAACCTAGACGACTACTCCCACATTATTTACGATGCCGCAAAAGAATACGGCTTTTGTTTAACTGTGGTCGAGAACAACTCACTTGGTATTGCAGTCCTAGAAAAACTAAAAGAACTAGACCATCCAAACCTTTATTATTCAGTAAAGGGAACTCACCAGTATGTGGATAAACTCCAAGCAGAAGGAATAGCCAACTCTATTATTGGTTTCTCTACCACTCCAAAGACAAGACCCCTCATTATTGCAAAACTGGAAGAGTTTGTGAGGAATAAACTAATTAAAATAAACTCGGCTAGGTTGTATAATGAAATGACAACGTTCATTTGGAACAACGGCAGAGCCGAAGCACAAAGAAGTTATAACGACGACTTGGTTATGGCGACAGCCATCTCTTGCTGGGTAAGAGACACAGCATTAGTTGTTAACCAAAGAGAGTTAGATTACCGAAAAGCGATGTTGTCTTCGATAAGCACATCAAAGACAAAGTTTGATACGAGAATCGCAGGCATGACGGGATACAAAGCGAAACAAGATTCGTTTTCTCCCGGCAAGCACAAAGAAACTCAAGCTTACGCGCAGATGAATTACATCGCTCTATTGAAGGGATAAAAAATGGCAGACCCAAGAAACCCAAGAAACGAAGCAAGTCCTCTTTACAAAGTCCTAACCAGACTTTTTTCTGGACCTATTGTCAACTACGACTCGGAACAACAAAAGCGTTTCAAGCGAAGACAGTTAGATAAATACGGCACAAAGTTTACCTCACTTTCTGGTAAGCAGTTCAAGAAAGCCGAGCACAACATTTATGAGAACTATTCAGCAAAATACTATGCGTCACAAAATAGAGCAGAGCGTTATGTAGACTTCGACCAAATGGAATACACACCAGAGATTGCTTCAACTCTCGACATTTATGCCGACGAGATGACCACATTCTCTGACCTACAACCCCTGCTCCACGTTGTTTGCCACAACGATGAGATTCGCTCCACACTCCGCACACTTCTTTATGACGTGCTAAACGTTGAGTTCAACCTTTATGGCTGGGCTCGTGGCATGTGCAAGATGGGCGACTATTACCTTTACCTCGACGTTGATGAGAAAATAGGTGTAAAGTCTGTTCTTTCTCTTCCCTCCGCAGAAGTCGAAAGACTAGAAGGCGAGGACAAGACCAACCCAAACTACATTCAGTATCAATGGAACTCCGCAGGTATGACCTTTGAGAACTGGCAAGTAGCACACTTCCGTATTCTTGGTAATGACAAGTATGCTCCATACGGAACATCGGTGTTAGAGCCTGCCAGACGCATTTGGCGTCAGCTAACAATGCTTGAAGACGCAATGATGGCTTACCGTATTGTTCGTTCGCCCGAGAGAAGAATTTTTTACATTGACGTTGGTGCTATTGCCCCCGAAGACGTAGAACAATACATGGAGAGGGTCAAAACCTCACTAAAAAGAAACCAAGTTGTAGATCCCGACACAGGTCGCGTTGACCTTCGCTACAACCCAATGTCTATTGACGAGGACTACTTTATTCCTGTCCGTGGTGGTCAAAGTTCTCGTATTGAGAACCTTCCCGGTGGTGCTTTCACAGGCGACATTGACGACGTGAACTACCTCCGTGACAAACTGTTCTCCGCTCTTAAAATTCCACGTTCTTACCTAGCCCGTGGTGAAGGCGCAGAGGAAGACAAAACAACCCTAGCCCAGAAAGATATTCGTTTTGC